TTGCCCAGGGTGAAATGGTTAGAGCGAGATCCTGAATATGTCGTACCTCCACCGTTAGATGAAACGCCTACTGCCAGGCAGAAGCGTATAGAACGCAGAGCGGCAAGTCCTATCGCCAGGCGCGAGATAGAAGCGTACGAGCATTACAAGCGCGGCCTTTGCTATTCACAGATCAGCATGATCATGGGCGCTAGCGAGAACGCTATCAGAAGCTATGTTTCGTCAGCTCGTAAAAAGATGCGTCGAGATAAAGAGGTCGCCAAGAAAAGCCAGGAGATAGACAATGACTGAAAGCGAGATAGAGCGACGTTGCCTGATGGACATCGAGCGGCTCCGCATGATGTTGAATGAAAAAGATCATCAGTTAGAGGTTATGCGCGATGCGTGTGACCGATACGCTGTAGAGCGGCGTGAGCTGATTGAATGTCTGAATTGTTTTGTGTCTGACAAATATCAGATTCCGTTAGAAAGGGCGATCCTGCGCGCCAAGGCTGTTCTGGAAGGCAAGAGCCTATGACTGAATTATCCCTGCTTGAAAAACTACGCCTCGCCCATGTTACAACCGGGCAAAGGATGCTCGGTGAGGCGGCTGAACGGATTGAGGAATTGAAAGAACTATTAAGGATAGCGAATAATGATTTTTTCGATATTGAAGCGACTACATTTGACATGAAATCTCGTATCGCTGAACTAGAGGCAGCGTTGGCCAAAGCCAAGGGCATCAAAAATGACTAGGCATAATTTAACAATCAAAGAAAGATTATTGGATAATTGCATACCAGAACCAAACAGTGGTTGCTGGCTGTGGTTAGGTTCGCTGAGAGGGAAGGGAAAACATAGAAGACCGCAATTGAAAGTTGGGCAAACTAATAAAAATGGGTGCAGATTATCTTATAAAACATTTATTTGCGAACCAATTGATGGCTTTGTTTTGCATAAATGCGATAATGGTTTTTGTATTAATCCTGAGCATTTATTTGCAGGGACGCACCAAGACAACATGACTGATATGATGGTCAAAGGTAGACATGTCGCACCCAAAGGAGAGAAAAACGGTGTAAGCAAATTGAAAGATTGCGACGTTATTGAAATAAGAAAAAGACTTAAACAGGGAGTTTTAGGTGTTGATTTAGCAAAACAATATAATGTTTCTAATTATGCCATATCTTTAATTAAATTAGGCAAAAGTTGGAAGCATTTATTATGATCAACCTACGCCAAGCCCGTAAGGCATTAGGAGAGAAGCAGTGACATATGTGCTGATGTTATGCGTCTTCATGTCGTCCGGCGGCGAGTCCTGCGATGACGTAGCGACCTATCAAACGCTCGATGCCTGCATAACGGAAGCAAACCGTCGCAAGAAAGACGAAGGCTACAACGAGATCTACAAGTGTGAAGGTCGTAAGAGATGACCGACGTCGATACCGTTCTTGAAGAGCGTGGAAAAACGCACGGCAATTTCTTGCAGCATGCCGCCATAACCCAGGGCATCAAGGATGTCATGCGCATGGGCCGCAACTACACGTTCGATACGCTCGATGTCGATCAGTTAGAGGCTCTGGATATGATTGCGCATAAGCTTGGACGCATTGTTTCCGGGGATCCAAACCACACAGATTCGTGGCTAGACACGGCGGGATACGCCATGCTCATTGTGCGGAGACTTGAAAAAGATGCCGCGAAGTAAGTGGGTTAATTCAGTTTATTCGCCTGAGTATAATTCTTGGCGAGCTATGCGCAATAGGTGCCTGTCTTCGCGCCATCCAGCTTATAAGGCTAAATGTGTGGAAGCACGGTACAAGGCAGGGATACGAAAAGCACAAATGTAGGTGCGACGCCTGTAGAGAAGCCAATAACGCTCGCCATAGAAAAGAACGCGCCCGTAGAAAATTAGCTGCTATTCCCGCTTGACAACAGATACAATTGTAGCCTACAGATAACACATGGTCACTTATGGCCGCTACGGAGAGTAACATGGACTACGCTGCAAACCTCGCCTTCTTCCTTCAAGAAAAGACCGGCACAATTTTTGGATCCTGGTCGGGCCGCATGTCAGCAAAAGAACAGCGCGAATTATTCGGCCGCTTCCTTGGCAAGGGCCGCATTTACATCAGCGGTTCAGATGAACGCGTAGAGCATTGGGTCAAGGTTTGCTTCGGTCTCGATAGCGACATGACCAAGCGTATCTACTGGCGCGATCTGTGAGGAGGGCGCTATGCGTATCAAGACATTCTTCTACGAGCCTCCTATTCCGATGCGCTGCATGGATTGGTCAGCCATTGATGATGAGACATACGACGGGGAAGGTTCCCCCGTCGGTTACGGTTACACAGAGCAAGAGGCGATTGAGGATTTGCTTTGGCGCCTTGATGAGGAGGGAGAGTGATGCAGTTCACTACATGGCTCCTGCAAGTTGAGGCGCTTCTTGGCTATGACCTAGACGCATCATTCACCATCCATGCTCTTCGTTGTTTCCGCGAAGGCTGGACTGTCGATGAATATGCAACTGAGGTTATTTACAGTGAGTAATCTTAAATTACTGATCAAAAATGCGGGGTTAAAAAATCCTTCATTAGCCAAGTTGATAGGCTGTAAGCCTGTCGAAATATGGAGATTAGCGGCGTGGCCAGAAAAGGGCGGTCGGAAAATGACACCACAATGGGCGTCTAAGATTGCTCCGCATATCGGTGTAAAGCCGCATGAATTGCTTTTTGAAAGTGAGCCAACAAACCACGTTGATGAGTTTGCTTCTTTAAGATCCGAAAACAAGGTTCTTATGGAGATAATTCATATGCTGTTAAAGGCTCTTCAAAAATAGGAATTCCCGCTGTGTCGGCGTTCGTCCGGTGGGATTGATGGAGAGGACAAGTTGAGGTCGATGGCGGCAGACCAATAACGAAAAGCGGGATGGAGCCTCTCCGGGTTTAAGCGTTGCTGACCTAGTAAACTCTTCAATCTCGCAAGCCGCCAATTATTTTGAATTCTTTTGTATTTTCCCAATTGACATGGATACAAATGTAGCGCATAAGATTGTGCATGGTCGCTTCTGACCTACATGGAGATAACAGATGACTACATTGTTTCGCGTCGAAACCAGCCGCTTCAACCTCAACGACAGCCATACAGAAACCTGGGCGCTGACGGATCCTTGGTGCCGCGAGATCGGTACACGCATTAGCACGTTCCAGGTAGAGCATTCGATTGTAGAAGCTGACGAGTTTTACGGCCACCAAATGGAATGGGCAAACAACTACCTCGCACAACTAAACGCTAAAGGCCCATACGGCCTGACCTTGCAGCCGCTGCGCAACGGTAAAGATTACCAGGCGAGCACAGACTCATTCTTCCATACCGAAGAGGCACGCGCCGCTCATATCGCCAAGTACATCAAGGACGCGTATAAACGCGCACAGAAGGTCGCAGCAAAGCCAAAGGCAAAGCGCGCTGCATAAGGGTAGGGGCTTCGGCCCCACCTCATTTACCGGGGCAATCATGTCCGCCTAATAGGAGAAGCAAATGAAGAAGGCAGAGTTTTCAGATATCGGTAAACGCCTGGAAAAGATCCGCAAGGTAATGGGCTACAACACCAGGGTTGCGTTTGCGAGGGACATCTATGATTACGAGGACAAGGGCAATCGTTACTGGAATTGGGAAAGCGGTGGTGCTCGCATTCCGGTCGAGTATGCGCTGCGCATTAAGCGGCTGTCTGGTTATGGCCTCGATTACATCTATGACGGTGACAAATAGTGGCGAATGAATCTGACTATGACTTTCCTACAATAGAGGCAGCGCAGGCGCGGTTTGACGCGTTCCAGAAACCGCGTCCCTGGCTCAAGTGTCGGATTGTACCATCGCAGAACCAAGACGGTTGCTACAACATCGAGATCTATAGCGAGCGTACCGTCGTCCAAGAGCATAATGCCTGGTTCTTCCCAGGCGCTAAGATAGGCGAACACGGCATCCATGAATTCGGACGCCTACCAAAAGAGTGAGTCGTTTAACCGGGCAATCATGTCCACAAATGGAGAGAATCATGTACTCGAATCAGCAAAAGCAAGAGATGAACACCAAAGCCCTGGCAATCGTTAAAGGCATGCTTATCGGCGGCAGTATTATTGGCAGCCTGATGGCGTTTGTGCCATCGCATGCGCATGCATCAGAGGCGCAGGATAAGGGTTGGCTGGACTATGCCAAGTACGCCATTGCGCAATCCATCAAGCAGACTGGCAGTTCATCCTACACGCATTTCTGTCAGCCAGAGGTGCGCTCATGCTTTAGCGGCGTGTCGTACAAGAACGACCGGGGCGTGACGGTTTTCCTGCGTGAGACGTTTAATATCGAAGGCGAAAGAATCGCGCGTGAAGCGTGCTCGATGAATGAGCATGAGGATGTGCGTCATTGCATTAACTGGGACACCCAGGAAAAGCATGCAGATATGAAAGATAGGAACGGCGACTGGCATTTGGTGTCGTCATCCTTTGCGCAATCACGTCGATGATATCTGTTGAAGGCAAGCAAAATCCTTGCTTTACAGCGGGGCTAACACGATAATCGTAGCGCAGTATGTCTTGGTCGGCATGTTGTGCCTCTCAAAAGGTGATCTTGGAGGGCGTTTCGGCGCTCTCCATTTTTCGCCAAGGGGAATTGAATGAAAGCGCCTGGTATCCGGTACGACATGTCGCCAGAAGAGTTTGAAGACGCGCGTCATCGCCTTGGCTTAAATCAGCGTGATTTTGCAGAGCTTTTTGGTATCGCGTCTGATCGTACAGTACGCAGATGGGAAGAGGGCGATAAGGACATACCAGGTCCAGTGATCGTGCTTGTGCGTTTGTGTCTTGAGTATCCAGAGGTCCGCGATTTCTTAGGGCTACAACCGTGGCCAATTACGCTAGACTCAAATGGCGCTGGTGATGAATGAGGAAGCAGTAGACCTAAAGCTGGATGTCGCCGATAGGACGTACAAGGCCGGCAAGACAGCGATAAGCTCTGATGAGCAAGACGCTGAAGGCTTGTCCTTCAAGGTGCCAATAGGCAGACCAAGCAAGTATCACCCAGATCATTGCAAGGCAGTATTAGACCTCGGCTCCAGGGGAAAGAGCCTGGCTCAAATGGCGTCCTACTTCAATGTTGACAGACACACGTTGAAGAACTGGGCAATGGAGCATGATGATTTTTTCACCGCTTTATCGCGAGCAAGAGAATTAGCGCAGAGCTGGTGGGAAGAAGCTGGTCAGCGCGGACTGACAATGCCAGGCTTTAACGGCAATCTGTATAACAAGGTTGTGGCTGGTCGTTTCCGTGAGGACTACGGTGAAAAGCGTGATCAGTTAGCAGTTACAGTAAATGGCCAGGAGACTGTATCCAAGGTCGATGTAAAGCTCTTGACGGCAGAACAGCGCGATCAGCTCAAGCAGCTTCTCCTGATTGCTAAAGGCGGTGGCCATGAACCAGAGTGAAGTCATCGCTATCCTCAGTCATGAGATCTACGCCTTACTCGATATGCATGGTCTCGATGGAGAGGAAAGCCTGAAGGTCTTGGCTGCCGTTGCAACCAGGCTGCTTTGCTATGATGCTCCAGACCGTAGAACAGCCGAGCAATGGCGTGATGCATTGTCAGGCGTCATTTACCTGTCCATGTCAGAAGCCGGCTCTATCGGCTCCGCACGGTGGTCTGAAGCCAGGATGCACTGATGAGCCTGGCGGATCTCGATCCAAGCTTTCGCAATATCGACGTTGACGAGATAGACGATGATCTGGTGCGCGCAAATTGCCGGGACGATCTCTATACGTTTATCCAGGAGTGCTGGCCGATCATCGAGCCTGCCATGCCGTTTTCGCCTAACTGGCATATACAGTTCATCTGCTATCACCTGGAGTCGATCACAAATGGCGTCACGCTGGATGATGGCACGCCATACAACAGATTGCTGATCAACATTCCCCCTGGCTGCATGAAGAGCCTGCTTGTGAACTGCTTCTGGCCGCTCTGGGAATGGGGGCCAAAGAACATGCCGCATATGCGCTATATCTGCGTCTCGCATAGCCAGGATCTGGCCATACGCGATGGCTTGCGCATGCGACGCGTTATCGAGAGCGAGTGGTATCAGAGGCTCTGGCCTCACGTTAAGCTAACCTCAGACCAGAACCAGAAGACCAGGTTCGAGAACACCTCGACTGGTTGGCGTATGGCCGCGGCTGCCGGTTCAATTACCGGCGCGCGCGCTGACAGAGTCGTATGCGATGACCCATTATCGGTGACGGATGCCATGTCTGCGCAGATCAAGCAGACAACAACAGACTGGTTCCTTGAGGCTGTACCAAGCCGTCTCTCTAGCCCCAGGGAAAGCGCCATCCTGGTGATATGTCAGCGCCTGGCAGAGGACGACATATCGGGCGTAATCTTGGATAAGCAGCTCGGCTACGATCATATCATGCTGCCCATGCGCGCAGAGCTCTCGCGTATCATGCCAACCAAGCTTGGCTATGAAGACCCCAGGACGTACGAGGGACAGCTCCTGTTTCCTGATCGCTTCCCCGAAGAGGTTGTCGATCGCGATGAGCGCGTCATGGGCAAGTGGGCGACCGCTGGTCAAAACCAGCAAGCGCCTGTACCGCGTGGAGGAGGCATTATACCGCGTGACGCCTGGGTGCTACATGACAAGCCAGAGTATCCCAACTTCGATCTCGTCATCGGGAGTCTAGATACAGCCTATACGCTTAAAGAAGAGAACGATCCGAGTGCGATGACGGTGTGGGGTTTCTACACGGGCGGCGAGCAAACAGCGCAAGCACCGACCAGGTATATCAACAAGGATGAAGAGGTAGAAGCCGCTCTAAAGCGCCAATACACGCAAGAGCACACCAAGATGATGATGATCTACGCCTGGACAGAACGCCTGGAGCTATATGAGCTTGTCGAGCGTGTCGCAGACGTCTGCAAGAAATATCAGATCGACGTGCTCCTGATCGAGAACAAGGCTGCCGGCCATAGCGTGGCGCAAGAGCTGCGGCGTGTGTATGGCCATGAAGACTTTGGCGTCACGCTGATTGATCCAAAGAATCAAGACAAGCTCTCCAGGTTGTACAGTGTCCAGCATCTATTCAACGATGGTCTGATCTCTGCACCAGATCGTCCCTGGGCCGACGTCACAATCAATCAGGTGGCAAGCTTTCCGAAAGCCAAACATGATGACCTGGTCGATACGGTGAGTCAGGCGCTGACCTGGGCGCGCAAGAGCGGAGTCCTTATGCGCGGCAAAGAGCACACAAACATGCTCGATATCATGCGATCGCATTCTGGTAAGCCGCCACCGCCGTTGTACCCAGTATAGTCTAATCGCTTCGTTGCTCTGCCAGGTGACTGACAGTACAGTGCGGCATTGTCACAGCGTGCCTGCGTATCGAGCCACAATGATGAATGTCTTTAACGCCTGGTCTGAAGCATAGCTTACCAGCATCAAACGGTCTTGGTGATCTCGCCCTTGGCGGTACAAAGATCGACGATGCTCCGCAAGATAGTGCGGCGAACGATGATCTTCCCGATTTCGAAGGCAAGCCTCTTCTGCGCGTTGAGCATCCCGATGGCTCAATCACGATTAGCCTCGACGGCAAGCCTGTCTATGAAGACGATACGGCAGAGAAAGCCGCTGAGTGGTTCGCAAACCTTGTTGAGGACATTGACGGCAACGAGCTGTCACGCATCGCCAACGATCTCCTACGCGGCATTGAAGACGACCTGGATAGCCGACGCGATTGGGTCGACGACCGCGCGCAAGGCATCCGACTCCTTGGCTTAAAGCTCGATAGCCAAACAGGCCAGGGATCTGGCGACGGCGCACCGATCGAAGGCATGTCCAAGGTCCGTCATCCGCTCTTGCTAGAAGCGGTGTTGCGCTTTCAATCGAATGCTCGATCTGAATTGCTGCCGACTGACGGTCCGGTAAAGATCCGCGTAGACTATGCAGGCGGCTCAACAATCGAGAACGATGAGCTCGCCACAGATCTTGAGGACGATCTCAACCATTACCTGACCGACACGGCGACAGAGTATTATCCAGATACGGATCGCATGCTGTTCATGCTTGGCTTTGGCGGCACAAGCTTCAAGAAGGTTTACTTTTGTCCGCTGCGCAATCGTCCTGTTTCTGAGTCAGTCGATGCCAATGACCTGATCGTCAATAACGCGGCAACGACGCTGGAAGACGCCAGGCGCGTCACGCATCGTGTGTTTATGCGTCCAAGCACTGTGAAGAGATTGCAGATCCTCGGCGTTTATCGCGACGTCGATCTGACTACGCCGATGCAGTCAGACCAGGATAGTGTTCAGCAAGAAAAAGCTAACGTCCAAGGCATTGCGCCAGATGCAATGAACCCAGAGGACAGAGATCGTGAGATCTACGAATGCTATTGCGAGCTCGATATCCTTGGCTTCGAGCACAAGCACAAGGGCAAAGAAACCGGGCTAGAGATCCCGTACCGCGTCACGATCGACGTCTCCAGCCGTGAGATCCTTTCCATTGTCAGGAATTATGATGAGCCGACGGGCGAAGCAGGCGATGTCCTTCCAAGAGCACGCAAGAATTTTGTCAAATACAGCTTTGTTCCCGGTCTGGGTTTTTACGATATTGGTCTCCTCCATATACTGGGCAACACGACGCAAGCAGTAACAGCAATGTGGCGCGAGATGCTCGACGCCGGCATGTTTGCGAATTTCCCAGGCTTTCTGATTGCAGATAGCGGCGCGCGCCAGCAAACAAATCAGTTTCGTGTACCGCCTGGCGGCGCTGCGATGGTTCGCACTGGCGGCGCACCGATCAGCCAGGCTGTGATGCCGCTCCCGTATAAAGAGCCAGGGCCGGCCATGTTTAACCTCGTACAAGCGATGGTTGAAACAGGACAGCGCGTAGGCGGTACGGCAGAGATGGCTGTGGGCGAAGGCAGGCAGGATGCGCCTGTTGGCACGACGCTGGCGATGATTGATCAATCAACCAAGGTGATGAACAGCGTTCATAAGCGTCTGCATCGCGCCCAGGCTGATGAATTCCGTTTGCTGGTTCGCACGTTCCGCGAGCATCCTGAGTCGTTCATGCACGATCAGTCGAGTCCGGCGCGCAAATGGACAGAACAAGAGTTTATCCGTGCGATCAACACATATGAGCTCGTACCGCAAGCTGATCCAAACACGGCGAGCCAACTACAGCGTCAGATGAAAGTCCTCGCGCTGAAAGAATTGCAGGCCGGCAATCCTTCTCTCTACGACCCGGTGGCAATCGACATTGCTGCGTTAAAGGCAATGGGCTGGAGCAATCCAGAACAATTCATGCAGCCGGAAGAAAAGCGCGATCAGCCGCCGCCAGAGATGCAGGCGCAGGTTGCGATGCTCAAGATCCAGAAGCAGGAAGCCGACGCCAAGAGCATGACGGCGCAGGCTCATATGCTGAAGGCGCAGAAGGATGGCGCACCGCAACCAGGTGGGCAGCCTGATCCTGTCGCAATGGCTGAATTGCAACTGAAGCAGCAAGAGCTCCAGGCCAAGATGGCTGAATTGCAGATGGAAGGCGAGACGCATCAGCGTGAGGCCCAGCTCAAGATGGCCGAGCTGCATGCAAACCGCCTTAACAGTGACAACGACATGCAGTCTCAGCATGCGACGTTGCATGCGCAGAATCTGGAAACGATCGCCAAGCATCAAGCTGCGATCATTGACGCCACAAACCGTCAGCGTGACCGTGAAAGCAAAGAGCGCATTGCCGCTGTTCAGCTCGCAGAGAAGATTGCAGCAACGCCAGGTGGCGAGCAGGTTGCAAACCAATATCTCGACAAGGGCATGTTGCAGCGTCTTGAAGGTCAAGAAGCACCTGTCCCTGGTACAACACCGGCATATCCCAACGAGGGTGAGTGATGATCGTCATGGACGATTTCCTCCCAGCGTCTCAGGCCGATGAGCTTGAGTCGCTTCTCACCGGCTATGATTTCCAATGGTATTTTCTGAATTTCGGGACATGCTCAAAACAGGATATTGAGACGCATCCAGAGTATGGCTGCAACGATCGCCCACAGTTTTCGCATATGCTGTGGCATTATCAGAACAAAGGCATCTCGAACTATTTCGCCAAGTTCAAGCCGCTGATTGACGCGCTTGAAGAGAAGACGGGCAAGAGATTCGCGTCACAACTCGTTCGCATGAAAGCGAATATGGTGATGCAAGATGCAACTGTCGGCGTCGATGATCATCATTTTCCGCATCCAGATCTGAAAACACCGGCAGAGACATTGCTGTATTACGCCAACGACGCGGATGGCGACACGTTTCTGTTTGAAGAGCGTGATTTCACTGATGAGCCATTGAAGCTGGCGCATCGCATAAGCCCGAAAAAGAACAGGGCGATCCTTTTCAGATCAGACCGATTGCATGCAGGCGCATCACCGCGTGCAGCAAAATATCGAACAGTCGTCAATGTGCTGTTCGACAAACAAGCAGAGATGGAAGGGGTTGCGGCATGAGCGATAAGGCAGATCCGATGCAGATTTACATTGGCAATTTTTGGCCGTTCTTTTTTACCGGTCTGAGGCAGTTCCAGTATTCAACCAAGGATGGCGCTGTCGCTCCCTACACCACGAATTTTTATTTCGACAGCAACCACAGCTCGATGGCGCAGGAGAATTACTCCGCTGATGCGCAGTTCCTCAACAAATGGTTCATGCAGATCCGCACAGCCTTCGGCGTTGCTGAGTGGCGTGATGACTATCCAGATGGTCGTATCATTGTGATGGATCCGCCAATTGGCTGGGGCAATGTCGAATATGTGCCTGGCAATTACTACAACAAGGTCGAAACAGATCCTTGGCAGTGTCAGCCTTTCACGATCGCATCTGCCGAGCAGACGGTTGTGTATGAAGAGTTCCTGCCGACGTTCACGACGTGGCACGGTATTGAGTACAAGAATGTCTTGGTCTTCTCGTATGCCCAGAAGTGGGGAACGAAAATCAGCGGCGCACGATATTGGATGGCCGAGAACCTTGGTCCGGTCGGCGTAGCATTCATTATCCAGAATCCTGATGGCACGTTCACGACATGGGAACGCTCCGACGCAAAGGTCATCGAGTTCAACGAGCAGGAAAAGAACGAGATGTTTTTGTCGCGCGCCTCAACTGAGTCGCTCAAGATCAGCGTCGCTGACTACCTCGCGCAGAAGGAAACAGCGTGATGACTGCAACTGTCAGCATGAAGGATTACTGGCCGCTATTCACGCACGGCGGCAAGATCACTTACTACTACACGGGCATCAAGCCTGAGACGCCGCATCTCTATGCCGAGATCTTCTACGACGCCGAGAAAAAGGCGATGTGCTACAAAGAGTACGACGTCGCCAAAGACGGATCGTATTCCTGGCGCGATAGCTGGTTCTATGAATATCGCGAAGGCTTTGGCATTGCCGAGTATCGTGATGATTATCCATCGCCTGGCAAATGGTGGGGCGACACCAAGGTTGTCGTCATGGATCCGCCGATAGGTTGGGGCGATGTTCAACAAATTGGCAGCGTTTACGAGAATGAGCCTGCGTTTGTGTTCGATCAGTGCATACCGCCGAGCGTTGCCTATGGCGATCAGCGCGTAGAGTTCGAGCGCAAGTACGATGAGTATCAGAATGCGCGCGCTTTCTGGATCGACGTTGTTCGCTTCCGTTATTACCAGGCCTGGAATGGCGGCAATGCAAGCGGCGCAATCTATTGGTTTGCGCCTGCACGCGGTCCAGTGACGCAGCAATTCCTTGCACGCCTGCCAAGCGGTGAAGTCGTTTACTCCGACATCTACAGCGCAGCGGTCAGCCTGGTTAATTGGCCTAAAGGCGAAGAGGTGGCGTGATGTCAGGCTCTGGCGGCTTATTTGGATTTGGTGGCTTGAATGGTGGGAGCATGTCTTCCAGCCATAACTCGCAAGCCATGCGCAACAATGTTGCAGGTCCAGTAGGCGGTACGCGTATGGAGTCGCCAAGCTTTGGTGATTACAGCACGGACCTAGCCAGCCAGGGCAATCTCTTGGACGAGTCTAACTTGACAGGGCAGGCGAATATGTCTGGCTTCCTGTCAGGTTTGGCGAACGGTTACGCTAATGGCGGACCGATACCTGCGCATCATCACCAGGCAATCCTCGATGCGCTGCATGTTGTTCAGCATCATATGAAACGCGGTGGCGTTGCGCCGCATAACATCGACCAGCTCGCTAACATGACGCCGATTTCGACGGGCCCAAATGGGATACCGAAGAATTACGATTTCACGAATAGCATGCAGGTCTATTACGACAAGCTTAACTCCGGCAACATGACGCCCAATGCCGCCAATGGTTATGCGGCCAACTTCTCGAAAGAAGCACAATCACCAACGGGCCTTAACTTTGGCCAGGCGCAGAATAACGGACCGGCAATCGGCCAGGGACAATGGGATGGTCCGCGCAAGCAAGACCTGATCAACTATTCGAATGCCAATTTCAACAACTCTGACGGTCCAGCATGGAAGCTGCCCCAGGCGCAAAATCAATTCTTCAACGAAGAGCGTACCAATAACCCCGTCATTGCGCGCGCTGATAACCAGATCCAGCAAGCGACAGATCCGCATCAGGCCACAGCACTTGTCGGCGCTGAATGGGAGAAGCCAAAAAACCTTGCTGCTTCTATGCCGCAGCGCCTTGCCTACAGCGACGCTATTACTCAGCGCGTAAACAACGGCAATCCTTTCCCGCCTGGTCAGTGGGAAAAGTCGATGTCCAACTACGACTACAATAGCGGTACGCCAAACGGCGTGTCTGATAACCGCATTGATCAGATCGCAGCCAAGGGCCCGATGCAGCGCCCTGACGACCTAGAAGCATTGGCCGCTAAAGCTGATGCCGCCGCTGGTCGCGTGCCGATGCCGCCGCCGCGTCCTGCCGATATCGACAGGATGAAGGGCAATGTGCCGTCTGGCGGAGATCTGCCATCGCGCGGCATGACGCCTGAGTCAGATCTGCCTGTACGCAAGCCTGATGGCTTGGACTCATCAGACGCGAGTGATGTGATTGATGAT